CTTTATTCTTTTACGAAGACCTTCTTCTATTCTAGTTTTCTGTACTTTACTTAAGCCTGAAGTTTCTACCATAATTAGTCACCATAGTTATTAATCCATTGAGTTATTCGATAGGACAATCCCATCTAACTTTTCCTCTAATCTTACTAGATGATCCATGATCTCCCCGAATTGGTCATCTGTTCTTTGAACTACTCTTTCTAATCTATTTTCAACACTCCCCAACTGGAAAGCCTGGATTGCTACACTCTCTCTTAGGTCGTATATGAATGTAAAACCACCCACTACGAGTGCCACAGTAGTTATAATATGACCTATAGACAGACTCTTATTCAATTGGGTTCCGTTGCTCATAGTTCTAGTTTCTCCGACTCATCTCCGGGGTGGATTGTCTCCCACATACTTCCACCTGTAACAGCGCAGACTATTATTCCGTCTTCGTTTTTGTGGAAACTTAGGAATGTCCAAGAAGGTTTAGTGGGGTTGAACATGATGACTCCAAATGATGGGCCACCCTTACCGTCAATCCATCCCTTTCCAACAGGGTACTCACCTAACATTTCCTGATGATATTGAACCGCCTCTTCAGCACTGTCCCAGCACACCGCTTTCACTGGGAACTCGGTGGGAAACATCCTTGCATCAGATCTAACGGACAATATAACAACTATTAGTAAACTTAAAAGTATTTTACTTATTAATCCTATCATTAAAATGTAGCCTCTGCTTCGGGTTCAAGAACTCTATAACTCCTACTTATCGGAGGAGTTGGGTCCATATCATATATTCTAGATAATGCATCTAAAAAATCTGGATGTATAGTAGGAAATAAACTGTACTCATTATCTTTAACCCACTTAACAAGATCATAAACATGTCCGTTCTCATCCTTTCTTAAGATCTTATTAGATAATAAAAAGTCTTGATTCCTTTCCTTGGCATCCCTTTGAAGAGATGTAAGTCTTTTTTTATCTGTGGGATATGGCCAGAAGAACGAACCATCCTTTAAATCTGGCTCAAGTCGTTGAATCCTATCTTTTTTAGATTGTGAACCTCCGCCGCCTACCCAATTTAATTCATATATAGGAAATGAACTTCCATCTATTCGCATCATTTCCTTAAAATGTTCTATATCGCTTTGAGCCCCATATTTCTCGTAACCTATTTTTACTTCTTTAATTCCAGGCGCTCTTTTCCATTTAGCTCTTAATCTCTTTAATATCTCCCATCTTTCAGAAAGACTCATCCTATGGCATACTCCATCCAATAAATATTTATTATAGTTTGGATCAACACCAACAACAGCAACCGCTGTTCTATTGGACGATTTCTTTTTGGAACTAGCTGGATCGACCATTATATACGCATTCATCGTATAAGGTCTTATCTCCCACTCTCTCCACCACTCCTCGAGAAATGCTACATCACTACCGGCTATAGGATTAAGTAACTGTTGACATGCTACTGTATATGTAGATGTAGTCTTTTTTATTTCTTCCCATCTTTCTTTTGTAAGAAAGACTGGTATGCCATCCATTTGTCCGTTATGGGTTGCAGTATGTACCCTAGGTTTTACTGCAGCTCTTTGGAGAATTGTACCATATGTATCTCCATAAGAATATCTAGTGCCTGCATATTGATATCGAGGATAATGTGTAGATCCAAGGTTAAGAGACAACTCCCACTGTGTTGTTGTCTTAATAATCTGCTCTGGTGTAGAGACAGACTCTTGCACAACTACGTCGTCATAAATGATAAGATCAAAATGTCGTCCAGTAGGCTGACCATCCACAAGTCCGTGGGCCTCAACAGTTTGTTCCTTCGGGTTAGAAGATCGCCTAACGCATATACCTTCATTTTCAGCCCACTTTGGAGCCTGTTGTCTAGGCTTTTCCCACAGGATATCCGGATATAGACTATAAAGTTTTTCATTGACTTCCAGTTCCTGCATTACTTGACGCAAGAACGGCTTAGCTTGTCTTGCTGAAAATGACAATAATCCAATTGTAATATCTGGATTACATAAAACTTCTTGTATAGTACCAAGAAAAGTTATTATTGAGCTTTTATAATGAAACCTAGCCCATAAATCTAGCTTACCATCTCTACTGCTTTCTACTTCACGACATCTTTCATAAATCCAAGGATGTAACATATCATGCCGATTACACAAGAACACGCCAAGATAGTAACGATCAAGCTGACCAAGAGTCCGAATGAAAGAATCGTCAATATTAGGATCATCATGGCAATCGGCATATGCAGCAACAACCTTATAAAATTGTTCGCTTTGAGCCCACCTAGCAAATTGAAAAGCTGCTTCTGAATTCTTTCCTTCAACCAGATATCCTTTAGAGATTGAAGGTAGATTATCCTTTATATCCGGCAGCGTATGCGGCTTTTGCTTGCTGCTCTGCTTTTTTTCTAGATGAGTAACACTTTCCTTTATTGCCCCATTTCCAACCCTTTTTGCCATTAGACAATTTACACCTCTTTATTGGCATCTTTTTTAGAATCAGGTCCTCTTACCTCTTCAGAGAACTTGCTATCCTTTGTTACAACCTTAAGTAAAATAGAACCGTCTTCCTGTTTTTCTGCCTTATAAGTAGTAGGAACAGCCCTATATACAGTAAACTCTGTTCCCTCTTCAGGCAAACATGCAGTTCTAGTATAGTTTTCTAATCTATCAACCATACTATCTACCATCATTAACGGACTCCTATGTCCAGTCATACCCATCAGTCTTTCAAACATCCTATCCATCGCTCTTACTTGAGCACTAATCATTGATACACCCATTGTATTACTCCTTTATTTTACATAGGGGAAAGAAACTCTATGGAATTCTTCTTCTCTCCCCAAGGGGGATTTCTTTTATCAAGAAACTCGTCAGGATCTCTCCTCTCGCCAGTAAAAGGTGGATTTCTTTTATCTAAGAAACGAGAAGGATCTCCAGGATTAGGATGCCGAGGATTATCACTATATTTGTTAATCCTATCTATATATGGTTCGAGATCAGCAAACGTTACATTTTCTGTACCACTTTCAACTACTAACTGTGTAAAAGCAAAGTGCAGCATTGCAATCGCAGAAGGCTCCAGATTCGATAATGTTTCCATTGGGACACCAGCCTTATTGAGATCTTCAATTCGTTGATCAGTTGTCCCGCCTTCAGATATACCATGTTTAATCAGTGCTTTAGCATCCTTCTTAGCAATAGGACGCGCTGCTCTCATAAGCTGCTCAATCCCTAAAACAGACCCAGTAAGTCTACCTTGTGCTGCAGCGACTGCTGCATCATATAAAGCTACACCTTGTGACTGATCTAACCCAGCTTGTGTTCCTTGTGTAAACTGCTCTGGACCTGTTATCGCGGGAGTTCCTTGCGCTATCATCCCCACTCCAGTAGGAGCACCCATACCCATCTGAGTTTCTTCTATAGTTGGAGGCTCCACAGCTGACATACCAGTAAAAGATTCTACTCCGGTTCCAACACCTGGTAGTGGAAATCCTGGAGTTCCTGGTGCTGTTTGAGGGCCAGCAAAAGCATATTCACCTGGAATACCAGCATCAAATTCTTCTGTCGCCATTGTACCAACGCCAGGAACAGGAGCCCCTACCGGGGGAAAATCATACATAGCACCAGCCTGTTGTGGGGTCATGCTAGGCTGTACCTGTTGACCATATGTAGAGAAATTATCTACTAGGGGACTTCCGCCACCGCCTAGTGGTGGACCCATACCCATATTAGATGCTTCAGGAGTTGGCGCATAACCTGTGCCCATACCTATCTGAACCGGAACGCCTGGTTGAACCTGCTGTCCATATGTAGAAAAGTCATCTACATACGGACTTGCACCACCACCTAGAGGAGCAGCCATCCCCATCGCTGCCTCTTCAGGAGTTACTCGGCCTGGGTCTGCATATCCAGTTCCCATACCTACCTGAACTTGTTCTCCAGCGCTAATGTCTGGCCCCTGACCAAGAGGCGCGGCTATTCCCATCGCCGCTTCTTCTGCAGATACACCGCCTGCAGATGGTCGTTGACTTGGATCGGAACCTGGAGGAGGAAGTTCTACTACTTCTTCCATAGGTATAGTTTCATCATCAAACTGTTCTGTGGCCATAGTACCACCGGCTAATGCAGACTGGAATGCTTTCCAATCATTACTTGAATACCTTCCAGTTAACTGTCCAGCATTATTTTTATGGCTAGGTTGAATACCCATCGCCCTCATCTGTGATTTATTATTCTCTATAAAGTCTTTATGTTTTTGACCAAAGGCATTAATACCTGTAACTCCCATTGCTGCAGCTGCTTGGGTATGTGTCGGATACATTTCTTCATGGGTTTGCACTTTACCATACCCAGGACTTGTAAATCCACCTGGAGTCCCTTGGGAAATCAATCCCTGATCTTCCGCAGCTTGTACATCCTGTACATTAGTACCCCCAACATCCATGTCCTCTGCCGCGACAGCTCCCTCACCCATAGCTACAGCCAGAGCCCTGGCTAATTCAGTTCCTTCGGCTCCACTAGCATAATGAACTGGCATATCAATACCCCCCTTTCTTGGGTTGCTTTGTATTAGCCGTTCTCATTTGTTTTCCTGTCCGCCTTGAAGCAGCCTTGGCCTTCTTTATTCCTTTCGGAGTGTAGGCATATTTCTTTCCACCAACTGTAGGCATATATCCTCCTAATTTAAGACCGTAGGTCTTTCTTCGTCAAATTCTAGTAACTTCTCAATAATAGTATCTACATCAACAGCCTTCTTAACTTCGATCTTAGTTGTTTTAGTTTCTGTAATGTCCTTCTCCTGTTTGGAATAGGCCGACTTGTAACCATGCTTATTTACCATCATGAACGAAAAGAGAGCGGTATTGAATGACTTGTTATTCAAATTGTCCCTGGCAATACCAATCCAGAAAGCTTCAGAGGCCTGTATCCCCAATTCAACGGCTTCCTGAAAATCCTGCTTCCTTGGGTCCTTTAACCAACGGTACCACGTACTTTTATTAATGCTGAGAAACTTACAAATCTCTACAATAGTAGAACCGTTAGCAAACATATCGTTTACTTCTTTTTTATTCTTGTCTGTCCATACGCTACTATGGACTATTTCGCCTCTACGTTTTCTCATGACGATATATAATCAATTATTAATTTACCATCCAAATGATCAATCTCATGCTGAATACAAATGGAGGACATACCACCAAAGTCTTTGATGATAGTGTCCCCGTCTAAATTTTTGTATTTTACTTTTATATGTCTAGATCGCTTGATCCTTGCCCTAATATCGGGCACAGACAAACAACCTTCATTAGTGTAAACCTCACCATCTTTCGCCTTTATTTTTGGATTAACCATTTCGGTTAAGTGTGACATATCGTCGGAAGGATCAAAGACAATGAGGTTTTTTCTTATTCCTATCTGCGGAGCAGCAAGACCAACACCACCATTAGCATACATGGTATCAGCCATATTTTTAACTATTCCCCTGACATCTTCATTAGCCCCAACATCAACGCTTTCCTTCCTTAATCTTGGATTGGGGAATGCTAATATATCAAGAACTGCCATCTAATATTTTACTAAGGTGCTTAACCTTTGACGAAACAAAGTTGGTAAATAAAAACGGGAGAAGCCCATGTATAACACCGACCCCCCCCAATAAAAATAACATATAAGAAATTTTAAATATATGAATCATATGTGAAAAGTATTCTTTTTGAGATATATGAGAAAGATCCAACTATCTTGACCTTGCTGTTCTTCTTGCTCTGGTTCTTTGCCTACTGGTAGCCTTACGTGCCCGAGCGGCGCGCTTAGTAGCTCTCTGTTTAGCAAAAACTTTTTTCTTTCCAGGTATAGCCCTAGCTTTGGCTGCCGCGCCCTTCTTGGCCCCAGCAGCTACTCTCACTTTTCTTACTCCATTCTTTGCCCCAGCACCTCCGCCAGTTCCTCTAACAGTATCTTTAACAGTTTTTCCTCCTGTGGCTCCTGTACCATAACTGCCACCAGCACCAGCACCTCCTGAGTCAATCTGAACGCCTTTTACCTTGTCCCTTATCTGAACGCCTTTTTTTACAGCTGCTTGTCCTCGGGTAACAGTTGGTGTAACAGTGGGGGTAACTTTCTTTTTTCCAACAGCAGTGCTTCTCAAAGATTTCCTAATCTTGGAAACTTGTCCTTTTCCTAATCCTTTAGTTTCTGTTGCCATAATATATTTCCTCTATATCTAATTAAGAGGGCCGTGAAGGGGCGTGAGAGATACGTCCAAAGACGCCGATGAGGGGGAAGCGCCCCTCCACGAGCCCAAAGTATTTTTTAGTCTATTTGAAAAGCGTACCATCCAAATAAACATGTTCAACTGGATAGGTTTTCTCCTTTACTGTTACTGGTTTAATCTCATCGTTAGGGTCCATTCTCTCTATATAATCAGATTCATACTTATTACCCACTTTAGATATAAAGTCTTTGTAATCTTCGCTTAACTTATAACTTTTCATCTTACCTATAAGTAATCTATTTAATCTCTCCTTGTTCATACAACCATTATAGCATATTACCCCCCCTGGGTGACGCAAAATATCCAGGATTTTTAACAAATTTTTTAGTAGACGCCCTTAAAAGGAAAAAAATATACATATAATGTCCATATAGGGTACCTAAAATGCAACATTAGGGGGCCCTTGAGTGTGAGAGGACGTGTTTTTTATTATAATGTATGGGGGAGTGGAACAGGATTCCCCGACTTCGATTGACTCACATCAACGCGCGGAGTACCTTCCAAAACTTTTGACTTCATTAGGTTAATCAAGGGCTTACATCATGTGTGTGTGCGTGTGTGTGTAGGTGTGCGTGCGTAATGCGTGGGGTTGACTTTCCTATGGATAGGCGTATAATAGTCGTACCGGTTGAGGAAACACCGGGAAGGCTAGCGCGCATATAAGCAGTTGCGCAGTTGCTAGCGACTGGACCTTTCACTTGGGGGTCCAGGTTAAAACATAAACCCGAGTGGATAGAATCCGCAGAAGTACCAGGCGGGACACACTCACCGACTGCTCCGGTACGGTTGTCTGACCGTGGCGACTGGTGGATGCCAAGTGTGATGGTGCGGAAGGTTTACGTTTATACCATGTCGTGTTGACACCTTGTGTTGAGTCAACAAGTACAGAGCCGAGAGCGGTGGGATCTTAGGCAATGAAGTCGTAATACCGTGGGTGTTCTAACCGGACTACACGGGGCTGCACTGGTAGCCGACTCGCAACCTTCCACTAACCGTGGGCCATGATGGGGAAAGGGAGCTGGGAAGCCGAGCGGTGTCGTAAAGGCGCCGGTGATTGTAAAGGTGTTAGTGAACTTGGAGGATTGTCAACCGGCAGTCCATAATGTTCAACGGAGATATTATGAACATAATCCAAGACGCAAAGAAGTTGGTTCGACGCATCAAGTCAGTTGCGAAACGTGCCGGTACGATACAGGACGACACTCAAGAAGTTCTGGCATCGTGTGGATGGCACTACCGGCAGCATGGCGATAATTCACTGTTGACGCAGTGCGTAAATGCCATGCCGGAAGGTTTTCGGAAAGACCGGATGACTGGATGGGTAGCCGAGAACTTCCAGTGCAAGTGGGATAATGAGAACAATCGTTTCAAGAAGGCGAAAGTCTCAACATTCCTTACTGATTCCTTTGATGCCGAGAAGTACCTAGATGTTGTCAATAACGCATGGTACAACTTTGTGATCGAAGGTAAGGTCAATATGTGGATGCTTGCCAAGATGTTGGAGAAGGCTACACGCGAACTCGACAAGAATCTGCCAGATGCCAAGAAGCAGGTAGTTGCTGCATATGGTGCAAAGGTGGCTTTTGATGCCAAATTGGCCGAGATCGGATTCGACCAGGAGTTGTTAGAAGCAGCGTAATTCTGTGGGGTTTGTCCTCTTATGAGGGCAATCCTCCAAGTTCATTAACCCGAGGAAGTCAAATGAGAAAGCCGACTATTTATAACTTGACAGGGCCGAATACTGCCCACATTCCGTCGAATTTTGTGGGCATAAGTGGGAGTTTGCCCACAACTGTCACGGCTAGAATCCACAGTGTGGAGAAGCGTGTTCGTACCCCTACCAAAAAGGGAGCACAACGTGGCAGTCCATATTGTAAGATGAATGGGAATGTCCCGAAGCGTTTGAAACAGATGCGCTAACACCAATTCTCCGCCCTATTGGAGTGGTGGGGCCAGTGCTGTGGGGGAGTAGGTGGTAGGGGTAGAACGTGCTGTGACGGTCAATACAGGGCGTCTGAGGGGTATATTCTGAGTGGGTCGAGATATGCCATGATGGGGTGGTATATCTGGACTCATTTGTATGAGGTAGCATCTCGTTCCCATGCTCGGATTGTGGGGTAGATTAACGTCTACGAGGCGATGCTTGCCTAGTGGTCTACCTGCCAGAGTTGTATCAGGATCAGGAGATTAGGCTACGATGATGGTGTATGCGGAGTGGCTCAGACGATTATGTATCTGGTGGTGATGTAGCAATCGGGTTCATCCTCGACCTACTAAGCCGAGGTACTGCTATGGTTCCCACCCTCGACTGTATGTGGGGGTGGGTTTTTTATGTGTGTTGTGAAACGTAGGTGCTCATGTCAGATTCTGACAGAGTTGTGCCATTTGCTCAGAGCCATATGTGTATCAGTTGTTTCAAGGTGTGTGTGCCCTGAGTGTGTGCATGACTCTGCACAGGAGGACATCCCTGTGTCTGATCTCACTCCTATTCGGAGGATGTCATGAGTTCTTTCATGCCTTGTGGTTGCAGTAAGAAGTCTGAGTGGTATTACCGTGGTAAGTGGCATGAGTTGCCTGTGCCTAGGTGTGGTGACTGTGGTGTTGAGGTGAATGGGTGCAGAAAGCATGGCGCTTTCTTTTCTATCAAGAAGTGGGAGTATGAGTGTGATGTCTGTCTCAGGGAGAGGCAGCAACGTGAAGGAGATTGTTTATGAACGAGCATGATCTTAGTAAGTTGGTTGCTGGACTGCGCGGTCTGTTGGCAGACATGGCTGACGAGAGCAGTAATG